ACAGGATTTTAAGTCCTAAAATAGCGTTTATAATAAACTTTAACGATCTTCAATATTTTACTAAACTATTGATTTTATTGACTTTCAATTAAAACAGACATTAACCATTTACCGCATTTTACCTAAATTTGTGTTTCCAATGTGTTTCTAAAAAAAGAATCAAATTAAAGAACATGCGAGCCACGGTTTCCATTTATATCAACAAACTCAAGCCTAATAAGCAGGGCCTTTGCCCAACGAGTGTAAAAGTACAATATAATAGACAAAGAAAGTACTATCCAACAAACATAAATTTTTTACCAATATCTTTTAATAGTCCATCCACCCGGCAAGAGCGTGAAGATATGGAGTTTATAAAGGAGCTTGCCGCCAAGGCTCAAATAGTGGTTAAGGAACTGGGAGACCTTTTTACTTTCTCTTTATTTGAAGCTTCCTATCTTAAAAATAGGGCCTTGAAAGGTACAATTGAACGGGCATTTGATGATTACATAGAAAGTCTATTAAGCACCGATGTAGGAAACAAGAATATGTATAAGCGTGCGAAGGTCTCAATACTCAAATATGACCCAAAGTGTACATTCGCAACTGTTGATGTCGCCTGGCTAAAAAAGTATGAATTATGGATGCTTAAAACAGAGAAAAACAGCGTTTCTACTGTTGGTATGTATTTGCGGTGTTTAAGGCGCTTGTTCAATGTAGCAAAGATTCAAAAAGAGGCCTATCCTTTCGGTAGGGACAAATATGTAATACCGACAGCAACGGCCAATAAAAGAGCCTTAGACATTGAGGATATCAAAGCCATAATGACCTTTGAAACAGAGAATGAAACAACCAGGCGCTGCAGGGATCTATGGATATTCATCTATTTTTCAAATGGCTTAAACGTAGCTGATCTTTGCCGGTTGCTCAATAAAAACCTATCCGGGGATGAAATAACCTTTATGAGAAAGAAAACGCAATCAACTCAGCGGAAAGAGGTTAAGGTCACTGTACCACTAAACGAAGTATCAACTGCTTTGCTTCATAAGTACCGGAATGCTGATCGTGATCACGAATCCTATCTTTTCCCCTTCCTATGCAAGGTGCCGGAAAATGATGAAGAAGCTATTGTAAAAGAGATTTCAAATGTTGTTTGGTTAATCAATAAGCACATGAAGATTGTTGCAGAAAGTGTAGGCATTAGAAAGGATGTAACAACAATTTATGCCCGTCACTCATTCGCAACAATATTGTCAAAGTCGGGTGTTGCCCTGGAAATGATCTCTGCTATGTTGGGCCATTCCAGTATAAAAACCACGGAAATTTATTTGTCCGGATTCACCAGTGAAGAAAAGAAAAAAGCAACTTCTGTTTTAATGCCAAAATAAAAGCCGTAAATTCGATGTATTGACAGTTTCATAACTGTCACGTTAAGGTTATATTTAAGACCCTGGATCCGTCCGGGGTCTTTTGTGTTTTCAAAAAACTAAATTTCCCCTTTAGCGGTGTGCATTACGGTTATTACTTTATAGATAGAATGTGTTTTATCCAGATCCCACCAAAAGTCGGCATATTCAATGCTGGGGTTTCTACTATGGCAAAGTATCTTACCGTCATTTTTGTCAAAGTCAATTATGTCTTTCAGAACCGGTTCGCCATACGTTTCTTCAGGTGCGATAATCCAACCATAAGGCGCTTTATTCTTATTGAATCCATCCCGCCAGTGCTGCTTTCCTAGTTCGCGGACCAGTACCACATCTTTGTCCCTGATGTCATAATATCCCGGTTGATCGGTATTGAAAAAGCTATGGCCTTTAACCCTAAATGCTAAATATTTTCCCTTGCCTATCCTGTCAACCTTAAAGGTGACTTTTTCCCATTCATCCTCTTTGTCTACATTTCCCATTATATAAGCAGCATGAGCTTCGATCGGAACCAGGTCAACGGTTAGCAGATATTCACCATCCGGAAGGGGTTCATATTTCATCCCTGCTTTTGTTATTATAACATCTTCTGTATCTGTCTGTTCCGGTGTTTTGGTTTCAAAGTTTTTCTTAAATTCTCCTTCAAAGTGATATTTTATCCTAATAATAAGCTCCATTGGCACATCTGCATCCTTTTTTGACAATAAACGTGATATATGTTCACGGCTATACCCCAATTTGGTTGCAAAATCAGTCTTATTTTTTACAAAATTGAGTTCAATGAGATGATCAATAAAGTTAACTAACTCATTAGTTTTCATAGAATTAAATTTAAGTCAAAGAAAAATATAAAAAATATTTTGTCTGTGTGATATAATATCACGTATTTTGTCATCACAAAGGGAACACAAAGTATTCACAATGTAAAAATATAGTATTTGTCGGGTGCAAATCTATGTATTATTATGATTATGTCCAAAAAAGAAATATCAAAAAAAATTATTTCTACCCGTGAACAAATAACAATGTCACAGGTTGAGCTTAACAAGCTGAAGCATTATATCACATCTTGCAGCACACCTTTCAGTAATATTAAACTGAATACCGGTGTGGATATTAAAACTATCAAGAGTACAATTAGCCGGGGATGGTGTGAAAGCAAAGTGTATGAAAAAATTAAATCTTTTGTAGCGGAACTTCCTGAAGCTCCTATTGTTGAACCTCAAACAGTCTGACCATGAATTTTGAAGAAGTACCTGGAGCAATTGAGCAGATTTTTGAAAAGATATCTGAGATCAATAATAAAATTGAGAAAAGCTCAGTAAATGAATTGCCGGAGGTAATGAGTATTGAGCAGGTCGCAGAAATGCTCCATTGCTCAAAACAAACCATATACAATCGGATTTCACAAAAAACCATACCCCACACCAAAAATGGTGAAAATGGCGCAACCCTCTTTTTAAGATCTGATGTATTGAGTTGGTTAAGATCCTTTAGTATAAAAACGAAACAGGATCAATTTACAGAAAGGGAAAGTAAACTAAAATCCGTGCGTAAAAAGTAGCGATACTAAAACCTTTATAGAAAATAGTTCATCTAATCGTCTAACAGCCACAGGCTTGAAAATAATTAAAATAATAACCTTAAATACTTGTACAATGACAGTAGCGAAAAAAGTTAACCCGAATCTTACAATTGATAAAAAGGACACAATTTTTATTGACGGAATTTCCTTGTATCGCCTGATAGCGAAAATCAGTTTTGAAAACAATTATATTGGCGGTATTGACGCTGGAACTAAAGGCGGCTATGTGGAAAGCCTGGATAATATTTTTGATGGGTCATGGGTTGCGGATAATGCAAAATTGTATGATGGAGCTGCTCTTTATGGGGATTCTGTTTTATATGGCGATTCTGTAGTCAAAGGAGATATTGAACTTTTTGAATGTGAAATCAATGACCAATCTGAAATTATAGGAAGCGGTAAGTTTGTAGGCATTGAGATGTACGATCGATCTAAATTGATATTCATTTCTGAAAGAAGCAATTTGGATGGAGAATTCTTTGGAGAGGCAGCTAGAAATTTATTTATGTATGACAATTCAATGTTGATTGGTAAAGATCATTTCAGTATTAATAAATCATCATTGCATGGCGGTACAGTTGTAAAATATTGCTCATTAGAAGATTCCAAATTGATCAATACCCAACTAGAAAAAGTACATATTGTAAAAGCTAATATAATCAGCAATCAGTCAGTATTTACTTTCATACCGTATATGACCGGGTCTTCAAATGATCCCCTTCTACACGATGAAAAATCAGTTAGTCCCAATGTTTGTATTTATCCCGGTATTGACGGCCGTATTATGATTTCAGATGCTTATTCACATAATTATTTAAGTGAATCATCTAACAGATTCGGTATGTACGGGGTGACATTCCAAGCACTTCTTGCCCTGGCTCGGACGTTACAACCTTAAGCAATTCTTTAAAATAAATTTCAATAGTCGGTTTCGACTGTGATTTAAACGAGCTCTTTAAATCACCTGGCGGAGCTATGTAAAAAAAATACTATGAGTAATCTAAATAAAAACCAAACAAAGATTCTTGTTGATGTTGAAAAAATAAATGGCCTAATTCAAGATTCTGAAAATGTGTCTGAAGATAGTGTGGCAAATGTTGCAGCACTACTAAGAGTAGCGAAGGAATTTGCCTGGCACACTGCAGAAGGATCACTCGAACCAGGCGAACGAGTAAAATTGCTGGAACAATCACTTATAGACCTTACAACACTCTTAGAAACAATAATAGGCATGGTAGAAAAGCTGTCGAATGTAGCTTATCTGAATCTTCTTGTTATTCTCATCAAAGATGCCATTTCTCAATCAAAAAAATAACAATTATGAAAATTAATTATTTAAAAGCATTACTAAATGATACCACCAGTATTGAGGATCCAGAAGCAAGGCAGGAATCTATTACCAATTTTATAAATGCCGGAAGGGCTATTGGTTTAGAACTAGGTCCTGTGGAGTTCAGTTCTATATTAAACCGTATTCCCTTGGCTTTGATTGAATATGATCAGGACATATCAAGCTTACTAAAATTTCTAAGTACCATAAGTGCTGATGAATTGGCAAAGTACTTGGATGATATTTATGATGATATCGTGAAATATAAGTTGTCGGACCCTGATTTCACTGGTCGTCCTGATGAATATGGTGCAATTTATTATCTCAGATTATTAATCAAATCTTTAAGGGGTGAGCCAGACCGAAATTCATGGGCCCATTAATGAAGCGCAAAAATTAAACCTCCAAAATAATAATAATTCATTCGGCACCGCGCCGCAATACTATAAAAATGAACACAGCATATTTCTCTTTTCAAGTTGGTGAAAACCAGGTAAGATTTATCATAATTGATGATAAAAAATTTGTAAACAGGCTAGACCTGGTAAAAGCATTCAATATTAAAGGATTCGAGCAGTTTGACTTTTGGGTTTCCCATAAAGATGCTGCTGACTTCTTACGGCACAATCATAATGTTTCGATGGTCATTTCCTGGCTAAAGAACAGATTTAAAAAAGATGTAAGACTTCCGGATATCAAGTCTGAAAAAGTTGCAGCCGGCGTTGATGAATTAAATCAAGCGAAAAGATTGTTTAATGTATCTCAAAAAAATGTAATCGGGCTTTCCGCTGTACTGGATAAAGAGCAGACAGAACTTAAATATCTGAAAAGAGAGCTTTCCAGAAAGTCCGACATGATCAATAAGCACAGGGAAATGTTCAATTTGCTAACAAATGATTACGCAAGCCTCATGGAGGACACCGGCCGGCTCAATGTTCAATTACTGCAGGCACGCCTTCAGCTGAACGATTTTCAAAATGGTGCCAGGGCTGCCGGATCAAAAGAGCCCGAAAGCGTTTAAAAATTCCCTGTTCCTTTTTACAACTCGTCATGGCATTTAATGATACTGGCTGGATTAGCTTGAATAGACAAATACGGGATCACTGGCTTTGGGGTGATCCTGTAAAACTGAAATGGTGGATCGACATGATAATGTCGGCGAATCACGACCCGGAACCTAAGCAAACATATTTAAGAGGCGTATTGGTTGAGTGCGGAAGGGGTCAAATAATCTATTCTTTACAGACCTGGAGTGAGCGGTGGAGAGCATCAAAAAAGGCTGTTAGAGCGTTTTTTTTACTACTTAATAAAGAGGATATTATTTACATCGAGGACATGCGTGTTACGACACGGATAACTATTTGTAAATATGATAGTTATCAGGATTTGGGGAACGCAAAAGAAACGCGGAGGAAACGCGGAGGAAACGCACAGGGAACCCGACTAAATAATGATAATAATGGTAATAATGATAATAACATAAATAGAGATAGTGTAGGCGCAAAGGCGCCACCCCCTACTCTTGATGTTAGGAAGAATCTTTTTTATGATACCCTAAGACCATTTATCAACCAATATTCAAAGGAATTCTTAAGGTCATTTTTTGATCATTGGTCTGAGCCTACCCGAGACGGAAAAAAGATGCGGCAGGAAATGCAAAAGACCTGGGATATCAATTTGAGATTAAAAAAATGGAAGAAGAATGAAGATGAGTGGTCCAAACCTAAAGATCCATTAAGTGCCCCGGAGCCTGCAGGTCTCAGTCAAGAAAAAAAAGAAGAACTGGATAAACTATTTGAAAATGAAAACAAATTACAATAATTCAAAGCGCATTGGGGGGAAAATTCCACCTAATGCAAAAGATATCGAAGCGGAGTTACTGGGCGCGATCATTTCGGAAACTATCAGCATGCGTGACATTATGGGTATCCTGACATCTCCTGAAATGTTTTACAGGCCTGATCATCAAATGATCTATGAAAAAGCACTAGAGTTGGCAAATAAGGGCGTTTCTGTTGATTCTCTTGTATTGGTTAGTGAATTCACAAAAGAGGGCAATTTAGAGGAAATTGGCGGCCCCGCGAAGCTAATATCTTTGGGAAACAATGCCATTTTAAACACTTCAAAGGGCAAAGAATATGCTGTAATAATCCTTGAGAAATGGATTCACCGCGAGCTCATTCAATTAGGTGACAAATTGATTACTGCCGGATTTGATGAGGAAGATATTTCAGAAACCATTTATCAGACAAATTTGATGATTGATCGTATTGGCACCAGGACAACATCAAAGTCTTTAAGGCCTATATCTGAAGTTCTCTTTGAATCGCTACAGAGAATTGAAGCCGATCTTTCAAAGGACAGTACATCATTTACCGGTGTAGATACTGGATTCAAGCAGCTCAATGAAGTAACGGGCGGATGGCAAAAGACTGATCTTATCATCCTTGCTGCCCGACCGGCAGTCGGTAAAACCGCCCTTGCATTAAATTTCGCCTATGCTGCATCGAAAATGGTAACTGTTGCGGTATTCAGTTTGGAGATGGGATCAAGCCAGCTCGGGAACCGTTTAATTTCTATTTCTTCCGGCATACCACTGGACCATATTACAAAGCCCTATAAAGTACAAGACAAAGAAGCCTTTAAAGCAAAATTGGCAGCTAATAATGATCTTTTTGACCGGAACATCCATTTTGATGACACCCCAGGCCTGAAGCTCAGCCAAATAAAAGCCCTTTGCATGAAACTTAAAAAGCAAATTGACCATAAGCGGAAAAATGGCAATAATGCCCATCCCGAGGTTCCAGAAATTGGGCTGATCATTGTCGATTACTTACAGCTGATGTCCGGGGAAGATAACAAAGGGAATAGAGAGCAGGAAATCTCAAAAATATCAAGGGGGTTGAAAGAGCTTGCAAAGGAATTGAATGTACCGGTTATTGCACTTTCACAGCTAAGCCGGGGTATAGAGCATCGGGCCGGTGATGCCCAGCGTCCAAAGCTGGCTGATCTAAGGGAATCAGGAGCAATAGAGCAGGATGCTGATATGGTAGCATTTATCTATAATTCGCTTCCTAGCGAGGTGGGTGTTGATCCGAGGATGGCCATGGTTGTGCATATTGATATTGCGAAGCATAGGAATGGACAACTCAAAGATGTTCTAGCCAGGAAGGACCTTAGTATCCAAAGATTTTACGATCATTCAGATGGAACATTCCAGGCTCCTGTTCCTGATATTCCATACAATCCACACGCGGGTATTTCCCCTGGAGGTGGATATGAAGAATACCAAGAAGAATCCGGCATGCCATTTTAAATTCTACCTATGGCGTGCAGTAAAAAGACCAGCTACAAGTCCAAAAAAAGAGCTGAAACCGCTCTAAATTATTTGAGGACAATTCTTAAAAATCGGCCAGAAAGGATTTACTACTGTAATGAATGTAAAGGCTATCATGTAACCAGGAATAAAAACCGAAAAAAATAATCGATGAACAAACTTCAATTACTACTATCCCCATGGGTGTTAAGCTATATTCTTACATCGTTCATTGAATGGGATATCAACCCGGGAAACTGGGGCGGATTCACGCGCGGATTATCTGTCGCACTTTCTTTCACTGCAAGCCTGGTCATATTTGGGTTAATGGTCCTTATTGACTGGTCAAAAAAAATAGATGATGAAAATGGTAAGAGCAAAAGTAAAGGGTAGAATATCAAGCATGTGCATTTTTTGCCAGGAGCGTAAAAACTGCGAATTCGAACCTTTTTTAAAAGACCCAAACATGCAGCCGCATAAATGGTGCGCTAAATATACATTCATCATTTCATCACTTGAATTGCCAGTAAAATTGACCCTTAAGATATATTCAGATGTATCAGATTGGGAGACATTGCAAGCATTAAGAAATTAATCATATTATGAAAATAATCAAATCAGCTATTAAGTCTGTTCTGTACTGCCTGGCCGCTTTGGTAGCGATAATATTAACCATCAAATGTATCTGCATACTTGCAGGTGTACAATAGCCATGGACCTATCCACATTCGTCATAATTGTCAACATTGGTTTTTGGATTGCTCTGATCAAGTTAAACCGCGATGACCATAAAAAATAAATTCTAACCAATAATCAATTAAAAAATGAAAAATTCATTATCTGTTGCCAGTGTTATTATTCTCACATTATCTATCATCTATGCCGGGTTTGCATATTGCAACATTGACCTTAATCCTTTGAACTGGCCATTTTTGACAAGAGTATTTTACTCAATGCTTAGTATCTGCTTATCAGTTTCAATTGGTATTGCATGGTCTCACGACTTAAAAGCAGCAAGCAAAAAGCAAAAATCGGGAACTGATCTTTCAAATGTACTCTGTGAATATTTACCATCGGTTGACAGCCAGATTGAATTCTTTGCAGCAGCTGCACTATCCGGAACCCTTTCCCGCCCCCAATTGACCACACCAGAAAAAGCAGCCGAATGGAGTTTGAAATGTGCCCTGGAACTTGATAAGAAACTAAAAGACCACCTTTCAAAATCAAGTGCGGAAAATGAGCAGCGTGTGGGTATGACAATTTGCTAACAATCCGAATATATTAATTATCAAAATACAAATTCTGAAATAATGGAAACGAGTAATCAAGAAATTCAGGTGGTGCCTACCAGTGCTATAGAGTTGATCACAAAAGCAGAGATTGATATGCAAATAACCACCGCAAAGGCTTATCCTCGGTCAATAAAAACATTCCTTGATAAGGCGGAAAGTTTGGCGACTATTAGTGAAGATGTGGCACAGTCTTGCATTTATACATTGCCGCGCGGTAATAAGCAGGTTGAAGGGCCCAGTGTGCGCTTTGCCGAAATCATCTGTAGTACATACGGTAATATTCGAGCCGGTGCCCGGGTTATCGCAAACGATGGGAAAACGATCACAGCGCAGGGCATTTGCCACGACCTGGAAACAAACAATAGTGCAACTGTTGAAGTCAAGCGCAAAATCACCGATAAAAACGGTCGTACCTACAATGAAGATATGCAAACGGTCACCGGCAACGCGGCATGCTCAATTGCTTACCGTAATGCGGTATTAAAAGTTGTAACTACTGCATTGGTATCGGGTATTTATGAAAAAGTAAAAGAGGTTGCAAGGGGTACAGCAGAAACATTAACTATCAGGCGAGATAAAGCGATCAATTATCTCAAGTCCCTAAACGTAACTGAAAAGCAAATCTTACAGGTCCTTGAACTTAAAAAGATACAGGATATTGACCTGGATAAGCTTTCAGTACTCCGGGGTATGGTCACACTGATCCTTAACGGGGAAAGTACGGTAAAAGATCTCTTTGAAGAACCAACCGGTGCGGATAAAAAAGAAAACCTAAAAGCGGCCCAGGGAGCCGGTAAAGTAGATTTGCCATGATACAACAATCAGCATTAAAATTGCTTTCAGAAGATGAATTGAATTCAATACAATCAGACTTTTTGATTGATTCCTGGAGCTATTCAAGAGTAACAGCATTTTCAAGAAATGAAAAGGCGTTTGAAATGAGCGCCATCTATGGCCAAAAAGGCAGAACTTCTTCAACCACTGTTGCCGGCAGCGCTTACCATGCTGCATTAGACTTATATTTCAAATCACTTCAGGAAGGCAAAGAATTGGACCTGGTGGATTTGGAAAAGGCCGCTTATGAGTATATAGACAACCAGGGCGCAGATGTATGGAAAATACAGAAAACCACCCCGACCATTGAAGATTGTATTGCAACTGCCAGCAAAACAGCCACGGTATTATTGAAGAACTTCTTAGCTGAAAAATCTTTATACTTAGATGAGATTGCAGAGATTCTGCACGTTGAAATGTACTTTGATGAATACCTAAATATTAACGGGGTTGATATACCACTCCCCTGCCATGCAAAAGTTGATCTATGCTTCAGGTCAAAATCTTCCAAAGTTGTCATTCTTGATCATAAATCAAAGAAGACATTTACAAGTGATGAAGAAATAGCAATGACAATGGGTATTCAGTCAATTTCGTACGTTAAGTGCTTTGAATCCCGGTATAATATCCAGGTGGATGAAGTTTGGTTTGTAGAAAACAAATACAGCCAGAATAAGGATAAAAGCCCTCAATTGAATGCCTTTAAGGTCACATTAACCCCTGACACAAGGCGCCTATATGAAGCATTGCTGTATGAACCTTTAAGAAGGATGCTGCAGGCCGTTAATGATCCGGATTACGTTTACCTGATTAACCAAAGTGATAATCTGGTTGACATGGCCGAGGTATATGATTTCTGGGCTAAAACGCAGATAGCAGAAATTGATGATTTCAATGTATCGGACGCGAAAAAAGAACTGGTGGCAAGGAGGCTAAAGAAGATCCGGGATGTATCAATAGCATCAATTAACCCGGCGGTGATCAAAAACTTTAAAGAAAACGCATCAAAATTCATTCAATACGATTTAAGCAATAAGGATATGACCCAAAATGAAAAAATTGAGCACTCGTTACGTGCATTTAATATAATTGTTCAGGTTGCGCATTCCTTCCAGGGGTACTCAAGTGATACTTTCCTGCTGGAAGTTTCTGCCGGTGTTAACATCAATTCAATAAAGGGCAAAGCCTTAAATATTGCCCACGCCTTGAATGTACCGAATGTAAGAATAGGAACCGAATTGATGGTTTACGAGGATAAAGCCTACTTATCCATTGAGGTAACCAAAAAAAGAGAAGCTGATCTTATTTACACTCCTGATGATATGGTTGATTTTAAAGTGCCGATCGGGAAGGACAACCTGGGGCAAATAGTATTTTGGGATTTGAATGAAACAGCGACACCTCATGCGTTGGCGTGTGGTCAAACCAGGTCCGGGAAATCAGTATGTGTAACTAATACCATTGAGTATTCACTGCATGCCGGTATTGAAGAAGTAGTCATATTTGATCCAAAATACGAGTTCACCCGTTACCAGGACCGTGAAAACGTGACTGTCTACAATGACATTCTAGATATTGAAGAAGCCATGATGAGGCTTGTAGATTCCATGAATGACCGGGTGAAGAACCAGGTTAAAAAACTGACCTTAGTTGTTTTCGATGAATTTGCGGATGCTGTTGCCAATAGCCGCAAAGGAAAGGATTTGGATATCTATGAAATGGTACAAACCGGTACTTATAAACAAACCATAACCCAGCAAGCATTGGGGCTGCCGGCTCAGGCAAAGTATAGCCAGAAGAAAACAGGCGAATTAAAGCCCCTTGAAGAAAATCTGAGGGTATTGCTTCAAAAAGGTGCAAGCTCAGGATTTAGGGTACTTGCTGCAACGCAGCGGGCATCTGTAAAGGTGATTACCGGCGATGCAAAAGTAAATTTCCCTGTATTGATTTGTTTCCGTGTGCCAAAAGAGGTAGACAGCAAGGTTGTGCTGGATGAATCCGGTGCGGAGCTCCTGGCCGGGAAAGGTGATGGACTGATAAAATCTCCTGATTTTCCACAAACCACGAGGTTTCAAGCTTATTTTAAACCAGAATAATTAAAGCGTTATTAATATGTTGAAGATTTTAATTACCAGGCATTTGACAAAAATTCTTCTTACCATAATTTCAATATTTGACATCTGTATTAATGATGGTCAACTTTGGATTCTCCTATGGATTATGTATGGATATTATAAACTGTCTATAGAATAGAACCGCACCCGGCGTATTGGGTCATTAACGGTCCCGCCTCCCGATTAAATAATACAATTTTCTTTAAAAATTATATACAATATTTTGTTGAATTTATTCAGCAATAAAACAATTCATGTAAGATGGAAGATAAAGATGTAAAAATTAAAATGAGTGTTTGCCCTGAATGTGGTAATGCCGTTAGAGTTGCTGTTGAACATACAATGACGACTAAGAGCAAAAAAGAATTTTCAAATGAAGTTATGAACCATGATTTACAAGTAAAAACAATTTCACTTGAAGAATATCGCAGTTCAAATGTTCAAATGTATTGCAAAGATGATTGTTCTCGAAAGTCTACTTAGTATCTCAACTCTTAAAAAAACGGCACCCGTGCCCGGCGGTTCCGGGCATTTTGTTTTTTGATCGAATAAAGTACTTTTTTAATGAATCATACAAATAGTAATATATCCCTTTTCAATAATGTAAAACATCTTTCTGATGGTACAACAATGGATGTTATGGCCTACCTATATGCAATAAAGCATGGAAAGTGGAATGATGATATTATTGATTATCGCAATGGGAAAAGAAAAAAGATTGATCTTCCCCTGGCAACCATTTGCGGAGTGTTTTCTCATCGCCGAATATCCGGCCTTATTGAAGCCAGCGGTTTTATTTGCATAGATATAGATGATGTTGATCCTGTTGCCGTTAAAGCCCAGCTTGCTACCGACAAGTACACCTTTGCTGCATGGCGATCTGTTAGCGGCAAGGGGGTTGCTGTTATATTCAAGATTAACCCTAAAAAGCATGCAGAAAGCTTTGAGGGGTTATCAGAATACCTTTTTTCTACACATGGTATAATTGTTGACCCTTCAGGAAAGGATGTGAGCCGGGCGCGGTTCGTTTCAACAGATGATGAAATATTTATCAATGAAGGTTCTGCCAAGTTCGCACTATACCCACCCCCAAAGAAAAAAGGTATTAATAAACTGCCGCAACAGGTATTTGTTCAATCTGATTTTGATGAAATAGTACATCAGATCGTTGAACGCGGTGTTGACCTGGTGGATTCTTATTTTGATTGGGTGACGGTGGCATTTGCACTTACTGATAAGTTCGGCGAAGCCGGCCGGAACTATTTTCATAGTCTAAGCGGTATCAGCCATAAGTATTCCCCCGATAAGTGCGATAAGCAATACACTGCTTGCCTGAATCATAAGGGCACCGGCGTTACTATTTCGAGTTTCTATTACATGGCCAAACAGGCGGGGATTGTGACCTATTCCCCTCAAACCCTGTTGATAGGTACAGTAGCATCCCAGGCCAAAAAAACCGGCCGCACTGCAGCTGATACAGCACAGCAATTATTGGACCTTGAGCAAATATCTATTGAACAGTCAAAGCCGATCATTGACCAGGTGTTTGAAAATAATATTGATTTTAAAGAGGGCATTTCTGAGATTGAGCAGGTTGAAATCTGGTTAAGGCAGAATTACACCTTTAAGTATAACGAGATCACGCTATTCCCGGAAATGGACGGCCGGCCGATGACAGACCGGGATTTTAAGGCCGTTTGGCGCCAGGCTAAGCGCATATTTGATAAAACGAACCTGGATTTTATCAAGAATGTCATTTTGAGCGATTTTGCCAGCTCATACAATCCTCTTAAGGATTATATAAGCCAGAATATGGACCGGCAGCCCTATGGAAGCATAAAGGTGATATGCGAAAGCATAACTACTGATATGCCCCGTGAATATGTTGAGCTTTATTTTACCAAATGGTATATAGGGATCGTTCAGTCAATATGCTGGGGAAAACATTCCCCACTTGTATTGGTTTTAAGCGGCAATAAGCAGGGCACCGGCAAGACGAGCTTTTTCAGGCAGCTGCTGCCCACTGAATTAAAAGCCTATTATGCAGAATGTAATTTTGATCAGAAGCGCGACAAGGATAATGAAATCCTGATGTGTCAAAAGATACTGGTCGTATCTGATGACGGTGATAAATTGATTGCTGATGTGCAAAAATTTAAGTCAATATCATCATCTGAATATTTCTATCTCCGGCGCCCGTTTGGTTCGGGTAATGAAGACTTGTTGCGCCGGGCGGTCCTAGGGCTTACAACCAATGAAAATGACCTGCTGCGCGACAAAACAGGGAATCGCCGGATTATTCCGATGCGGATTATTGGTGATATTGATTGGGGAAAATATAATTCTGTTGACAAGACCGATCTGCTCATGGAAGCTTATCACTTGATGGGAAGTGGATTTAATTCAGACCTAAGCGCTGATGATAAGGCCTACCTAAATCAAAATACTGTCGATTTTGAAGTTGCCAGCATGGAAGAAGAACTGATTTCAAAGTTCTTTAGCGTTCCTGTTAATGAAATTGGGATAGAACACCTAACAGCTACAGAGATAAAAGACTACATGGAAAAACACAGCCAGCAGCGCTTTAATAGTATCGTTACATTGGGAAAGGTATTAAAGCAGATGGGATATGAGCAGAAGCAAGTTAGGAGGGGGGCTAATGTGAATCCCATTAAGTGTTGGGAAGTGTTGAAAGTACATAGATTGGCTTCTGATGATTAGCCATGTCTATTCTGTAGTAATGTAGTAACATAGAGCATTTTTTATAAATTAAGTTACTACAGCCGAAAGCCTTGCTATTATTGATTAAATATATAATTGTAGTAATGTAGTAAGTGTATTAGGTATATTATTATATATATAGGCAAGGGATATAAAAATAACAGGTATAGAAATATTTATTAAAAATATAGTAACTCTATAAACACACCCAATACACCGCCTACAGTCACTACAAAAAAAGGGTACGGTATTTAGCCGTACCCTTTTTTTATGCTTCCATGACTGTTAGAATCTCTAATGTACTAAGAAGGTTTGGCCCCCCTCTGGTGAAAGAGATTTTCTTTGAATTATTGTAGAAAGGTAGCGTTATAGTCTGAACCATATTCATAGCAGAGCCCCCATCTGGTCCATTATTGACGTTATTAGCGGCAAATGTTACTGTAGACTTTACAATACTTCCTGCAGTATCCAACCATGTAGCATTCCAGCTTGATCCATTATTCCCTAATTGAACCAATGTAACTTTAACTGTAATGAAAAGCGGCCTTTTATTGCCTTGATGCGTATAGATGAAGTCATTATTCTTTATCCCGTAATCTGTAGCTGGTACAGTAACGATTGATATATTAGCATTACTACCCGGTGCACCGGTTCCACCGGCCGGGCCAGCTGGTCCTTGCGGTCCCTGAGGCCCTTGACTACCGGGTGCGCCTGTAGCCCCTTGCGGACCAATTAATGAATCTAACCATTGTTGTTCAGTTCCTAAAAACCCATCAAGTAAAGCCTGTTCATACGCGCTTAATCCATCTTGTGCGCCGGGGTATCCGAGTATCACCCCTCCTGCTCCTGGTACTGGTGGCATAATTATTGAATTAAAAATGTGAAGTAAAATTCTTCAACCAGCACATCACCGATTGAATTGAAGTTTGTTGCGACAACGGTAAATTTCTTATCATCTTTGAAAGAAATAATCACATCACAGTTTTTGACATTGTAATTATCAACCATTACAATTTTATTGGCTAATACAGATGTAGGCCAAGAAAAATCCGCAATAACCATATCCCCATTTTCAAGTATTTTATCCGCTGAAATCCTAATCACACCCCTGGACCATGTTTCACCTGAAACCTGATCCCAGGTATAAATGCCACCAGTCCCGGTATCTGTAATGTTAATTCCGGGTTGGGTAGTTATAGTGCTACATTGACAATAGTTGTTATTTGTCAAATATGTGGGGGTTGCTAATTCAGTCCATGGAAAATGTGTCTGATCTGAAACGCGGCTACAGATAAAGTAGCGGGGCTTCTCTGCAATTGTGATATACTCCAAAAGTGTGTGATCAGCATTTTTAAGAACCCGGAGAACACCTGGCTGGCCAACCGGATACTGATTATTTGCATCAGCTGTTGCATTATTAAATCCTTTATCAGCTACCCAATAGCCAGAAATCTGGTAACCGGCACCAGTCCTTATTTGCTCACTTCCCAGCAAATTCCCCCTTAAAATAAATGATCCCGCCAGGATGCCGGCAACAGCCTGGGTGCTAGGGAATTGGGTGCCATTGGGATTGGATAGGTCTTGAACAAGATTATCCTTATCCATTTTGCTGTTAACAGCGGTTTTCATGGCATTATGCTCCTGGGGGGTCCATTGGCTGCCTTCAGCCTTATCTTGTACATTATAATCAGACATACTTACTGAATAATTTAATTACTCATTAAAGTATAAGATAAATGCAGTTATGTTACGGCCAAACGGATGATAAATTCCTTATTGTGTTTTTTTGAGAAGAAGCGCTTACCCTTTTTTATTGCCTGAGTGTTGGTATAAGGATCAAGACAACCCCCAAATTTACGAATGCCTAAAAAATTACAGGCCAGCTGCTGCTCCGGGAAATACAATCGTTTGCTTTTCCTTTCCTCAAGGTCTTCAATAGAAGCATCATAAATATAATAAGGCTTAGCTGTTTTTCTACTGCTAGAGTGATAAAGGCGCATTTTATTTGCCATGTGATATATTGTCAGGTTATAAAGGAGTGTGTCACACAAAAATAAGATTTATATCTCTATAAATGCAAATATGTGTGACTATAAATCACATAAAATAACCTATACTTTAATGAGTAAAGTTTAACTCAAAGGGTTGAAACTATCAAAACTTAAAGGGAAACATGGCACCAAAGAAGAAAGCAGTCAAAAAGGTAGCGGCAAAGCCTAAAGTTGGAGCGCCGACAAAGTATAAGCAGGAATATGCAGAAATGGCCCGTAAGCTATGCTTATTAGGGAAAACAGATGAAGAACTCGCTGATTTCTTTGGCATTGCCGTATCTACTTTGAACCTATGGAAGAAATCACACCCTGAATTTATGGAGTCCATAAAAAAGGGAAAGGATGTAGCCGATGTTGAAATTGTCGAAAGCCTGCACAAAAGGGCCAAAGGTTACCAGTATGATGAAACCACCTTTGAGAAAATTGATACAAAGGTTGATGGTGTAGAGGAAGATGATGACATCAAGCTTGAAGTCTATAAAAAGAAAGTTGTGACAAAGGAAGTAGCACCGGATACCACCGCTGCAATCTTCTGGTTGAAGAACCGCCAGGCTAAGAAATGGAAGGATAAGCAGGATGTGGAACATTCCGGCACCATTGGTCAGGTAACTGTATTTGAATTACCTGATAATGGCCGCGACAAATAAAGTAAAAGTGATCCGGCCCCAGGATGGGTATCAAATGAACTTCCTGGCATCACCTGCCGATATCGTAATTGGTGGGGGCGCTGCCGGTGTAGGTAAAACCTATTCCCTTTTACTTGAAGCTCTTAGACATAAAGACGTTAAAGGATTCGGTTCAGTGATCTTCCGGAGAACCAGCCCCCAGATTAAAGCAGAAGGTGCCCTATGGGATACATCGGTAAGCATTTTCCCAATGGCCGGTGGTATTCCACGCGAATCGACGCTTGAATGGCAGTTTGGAGAAACATCAAAGCTGAAGTTCTCACACCTGGAGTATGAAAAGAACATTTTCGACTGGCAAGGGGCTCAAATCCCAATGATCGGGTTTGATGAGCTTACCCATTTCAGTAAAAAGATGTTTTTCTACCTGCTTACCAGGAATAGATCTGTTTGCGGTGTTAAGCCATACGTTCGGGCAACTTGTAACCCGGATCCGGATAGCTGGGTGGCTGAATTCATTCAGTGGTGGATCGATCAGGAAACAGGTTTCCCTATCCCGGAGCGTGAAGGCAAGATCAGGTATTTGATTGTAGATGGTGATAGCTACATCTGGGGGGATACCCAGGAAGAAGTTATTGAGAAAGGATGGTATATGCTACAGCCGGTAGTTGAGCGTTCCGGCATTTCTCCGCATGAATTCATTAAGTCAGTAACATTCATATCCGGCAGCATATATGATAACAAAGAGCTGCTTACTGTAAACCCGGCTTATTTGGGTAACCTACTGGCCCAGGATAAGGAGACGCAGGCTGCGCTATTGAATGGTAACTGGAAGATAATACTGTCAGATAATGACATATACGACTATTACGCTTTCAAGGGCTGCTTTGACAATACCTATGAGGTAGACAGGGAAGGCAAATACATTACTTCTGATATAGCCATGAAAGGGTCCAATAAGTTCACTGTAGGATATTGGGAGGGTAACTGCCTGGAAGATTTGCTGATCATGGACAAGAGCAAAGGTGACCAGGTTATTGATGGAATCAATGGATTGGCTAAAAAGCATAGAGTGGAAAACCGAAATATAACATTTGACAATGATGGCGTGGGTCAGTTCGTGGACGGCTTCATCCCCGGAGCTGTAGAATTTAATAATGGTGCAAAGCCTCTACCATCCCCGGAAAACCCGGCAAAGGACAAAAAAGGCAATCCCATACCTGAAAATTACCAGAACCTTAAAACCCAGATGTACTATCATTCAGGCGGCAAAGTTGATCGCGGGGAAATAAAGATCAGTGAAAGGGTGGCCAATATGATGTATGATGACAAGATGACCGTCCGGCAGCGATTTATGCAGGAGCGCAAGGCGATCAAAAGGGATAAGGTTGATTCTGATGGTAAGCTGAGGATTATACCAAAAGAGCAAATGAAAGTGATACTTAACAATGATTCACCGGACCTTATGGATATGTTCATGATGAGGTCATTGTTCGATTATAAAAAACGTGTAAAGCAAAGTTTAAAAGGCAAATTCTTTTAATATGGATATTGTTGAATTACTAAAGATTGAAGATAAAAATAAAGTTGTTGAGGCTCTTAAGTCCAGGCGCGGGAAACCGGAACCGGATATTGCGAAATCAAAATCCCAATGGAAAGTGCAGGAGCATGCAACTATTACCGATTTTGTCAAATTGCCCAATAGGGCGGTTGAAGTTGAGGAAGGTAAAACTAAAAAAATCGAAGTCAATCGAATAGCATTCCCATTTCAAAAGAAAATTGTCAATACGGCCGTTTCCTTTGCTTTTGGCCTGCCGGTTATTTTAAATGCCGATCCTCAGGGGGATACTCAAATGAAAATGTTCAACGCACTCACAAGGAATGTTGAAGACAACCGGCTCGATTCTTTCAATCGTAAGATGTACCGGGAATTATTGAGATCTTCAGAGGTTGCCGAATTGTGGTATATAAAGCCTGTTAAAGAGCCAGGTGATTACTATGGCATTGATCAGCAGGTAAGCCGGAAAGTAAAGGTTTCTTTGTTGTCGCCTTATGCCGGTGATAGGTTGTATCCTTTCTTTGATGAATATGGCGAAATGATCGCTTTTTCAAGGCTGTACAAATTCCTGAACAATGAAGGAACAGAGACAGAGCAATTTGATGTATATACGGATACTTATATCATCAGGTTTAAGAATGAGGCCAACTCCTGGAAGATGGAAGACCCTAAAAGGCATGGGTTCAGTAAAATACCGGTCATTTTTGGAAGCATTGAAGATTTTGACTGGGTAGATGTGCAAATTGCAATTGACCGGATAGAGTTCCTTTTTTCCAAATTCGCGGAAACGAATGACTATCACGCCAGCCCAACGGTATTTGTAAAAGGTAAAATCCTGAGTATGCCGGAAAAGGGTGATTCCGGTAAAGTTTTGGAAGGTGATGAGAATGGAGATGCAAAATATCTGTCATGGGATCGGGCTCCTGAATCGGTAAAGCTTGAAATTGATTCTTTGCTGCGTTTCATTTACGGCTTTACTCAAACGCCGGATATCAGCTTTGATTCTATCAAAGGCATTTCCTCTATTTCCGGGGTTGCTCTTGAAATGCTGTTTACAGATGCCCATTTAAAGGTCCAGGAAAAGAAAGAGGTCCTTGACGAATACCTTAGCCGCCGAGTAAGTGTGCAAAAGCACCTGCTGGGTGGTATCCTGGGCATGGAGAAAGAGGCCATTTCTTTAGATGTTACCCCGGAAATCATACCGTTCAAGATCAATGATGATTCAACCCTGGTGCAGAATCTGGCTACAGCTGTAGGCGGTGGATTTATGAGCATCAAAACAGCCATTAAAATACTTAATTGGGCCAAGAAGCCGGAAGAAGAATTTTTGCAGATCCTGGAAGAAGTGAAGCGGAAAAATTCTTTTGAGTTATTCGAGCCTACCGACAGCTAATGAAGCTTTTTAAATTTGACAGTTACGATCTTCGGGCATTCAAGCAAAATGAGCAATATGCGGTCAGGATACAGCAGATTTATGATGATGTTGTAGCCCAAATTTCGCGTATTGCAGCAGCCGGCAATATAAACCCTGCCGCTGCATTTACCTTTCGTAAATACCCCCACATACAGAAGCAAGTAGATGAGCTATTTGCCGGGATGGCCAAGGATATTGAATTTACCATAAAAAAAGGTACTGCCGATGCCTGGGCGATCGCAAATGCGAAAAACGATAAGTTCCTTGAATTCCTAGCCAAAGAGACCGGCAAATCAAAGCGGCTGCTTGAAGGTAAGTTTAATTACGGTGCCCGAAACCAGGAGGCGCTTAAAGCATTTCAGCTTCGTAAAGAAGCCGGATTAAATCTGTCTCAAAGGGTATGGAAGTACACCAGCCAGGCAAAGGATGAGATTGAGCTCAGTATATCAGCCGGGTTTGAGCAGGGAGATTCTGCTGCTGTCCTTTCCCGGAAGGTAAAAGAGTATTTAAATGAACCTGATCGACTATTCCGGAGGATCAGGAGCCGGAGGGGTAACCTGATCCCTTCAAAGGCGATGAAGGCGTACAAGCCCGGGCAGGGTGTGTACCGTTCCAGCAGTAAGAATGCAAAAAGGCTGGCCAGAACGGAAATTAACATGGGTTACCGGACCGCGGATTATTTACGCTGGTCATCCTTAGATTTTGTCCGGGGTATCCAGGTGAAGCTTTCCAATAATCCAAATCATTGTCCAACCTGCCAGAAGCTTGCCGGCATTTATCCCAAAACATTTAAGTTCGTTGGTTGGCATCCACAATGCAGGTGCTATGCGATCCCGTACCTGGTAGATCAAAAGGCGTTCGTGGCATCGCTTCTTTCAGAAGATCCGCCGGAAGTGGATTATATTACCGATCTGCCGGCAAACTTCAAGGGGTGGTATAAGGACAATGCAGATAAGATAAGCCGGGCAAAGAATATTCCATATTTCATCCTGGCTTTAGCGGATCTTATCAAATCACAGATTGAAACCAAATCACAGATAAATATTTCAGACTTTATCAAAAGTGAAGAGGTAAAGAATTCGGAAGTAAAGGCCCTATTCATGGAGGTGGCCAATGTTATGCCGGATTGGTTCCGCAATGGTGTAGATGATTTCAAATTTCTGAAATCAAAATCTTACTTGATGCAACATTCCATGTCTTATAAGCTTAATACAATGGAATGGGTAAACGGGTCCAGCTTCTCAATTTCGACAAATACCTTTGCAAATGGGTTCAACCCTGCCAATGACCTAAAAGGGGCAATAAAGGCAATCAGAGACGGTGAAAAGATGACTTTTAACCAAGAGTATGCAATGGAAAGTCTTTGGCATGAGATATTGCACGCCCGGACAAAATCAAAGCCGCAAAAATTGACCAACCTGCAGCGTGAAAATATGGAAACTGTCAATCAGTTTGTGGCCCGGCATACCTATGACCAGTTTATTGAGTTATTGGGCGGTAAATCCATCCATAAAGCTGAAGTACTGGAAAAAGGATATGGATATGGCAGCTGGATTAAAAACTTTAGGGCTAAGCTTGCTAAGGCCGGGATATCGGAAAGCGATGCTTTGAAGTTCCTGCAACCGCATTTATTTAATGATTACGGAACTATAGGTGCAAAATTGAGGGAATTATTCAGCAATGGATTCAAAGTCAAATCCTAAAAGATATTCACTATGCCGGTCGGGGATCATTGCCCAATATTCGGCGGCCCGGTCTTTATCGTTTCGGTATTCCAGGAGCAGGGCGATGTCAAAGTAAGCATCTTCCTGGGAAACCTTGTAATTGTTGTCGGTAATTGGATCACTAACCTCAACACCATGCCGCATTGATAAATTCAGGCTATCTATACCAATAGCCTTCAATTCATTACCGGTGGGATTGAAGTCAAATATTGTTTCCATTATAGCAAATATACAAAAAAACGATAAGGTGTGTAAATCACACCTTATCTACTTAAAAACTATTGAGGTTTGATGAAAATCATCATGACATTATTTATGGTATCCAGATATAAATATTCAACAAAATAATCAGCCTCATCTTCGCTTACTTTAACCATATCTCCTTTTGACATTGTTACTAAGTGGTCGTAGCTGGCAACGACATTCCAATTTTTCTTGATAATAATTTGTGTTTTCATTAATATGGTTGTTATTTTTTATAAATCTCGTCAATCCATTTGTCAATGATCGTCTGGACTGCCGGCGTGATCGGTTGATCTTCCAGTTTCTGCCAAACTTCCTGGCCGCCGATGACCTCTGATTTCTCTATTTCCGGATGCGGCACTACAGTGTATTTTCCTTTTTTATCGATGATGAAGTAGTGCCGGGCATCCTTTTCCATATCGTCGGCCATCTGATGATTCCAGGCTATCCCGCGTCGTTCCGCGATCATTTTATCTATTACTGAGGTCCGGCACCAGAACTGCAGGTGTACCAGGCCCGTTTTTATTTTTTTTGACATAATCTTTCTTGTTCCAATTTAAAAAGGTTGTGAAATTTGCCGCCCACATCTGTACAGTTGATAATGGCGGCTTTGATTCGTTCAAATGATATGCCTTCAGTTGTTATTTCAGACAAAATCCTTCCTTGAGTTTTTTGTTCAAAAATTGACAGTTCCACGGCAATATTGAACCCTTTTTGAACTAATGTAAGGCAATCTATCCTGGAAGCATGACCCTTTTGCTCAATATGCAGAATAGTTTCCAAAAACTCTTTTCGATTTGAAGCATTGTAAGCGTTTGGCATCAGGCCGATACCGGTCATTATATCATTAAGGCGGTCAATTAACTCCATAGTCTTATATATTCCTCACTAAAGTATAAGGTTTTAAAATTTATTCAGAAGGAAGGGCAACAGGCAGATTATTCCCTGAAATAGCTGAGTATAGGTTTTGCACCTGGTGGACGTGTTTGGCTGTCATTATCTCAAGTAGCCCCCATTCGTGATCCCCATGAGTGGAGAAGTAGACCGCACCTTTACCGCTTATGATGATAAATAATTCATCATGCACCTTTAAACTCTGATAATATTGATTGCTGCATGGCTCGAAGCCTAAAGCATTTAGCCATTCGTTTGTTAAAGGAATACCGGCTAAATCTGAATATAATATTTCTTCATAGTCATTTTCTCCATTCAGACACTCTAATGAAGGCTTACTGTTGTCGAGCCCAATAACTCTATAAATTAATCCGTTTGAATAGATCAGCTTTATAATGCTATTCATGGCTATGTTCAAATCATTTATCTGCATGATAGCTTTAGTTTTTGCTCCTTTCAATCTTACTGATTAGGTCTTCAATGGATGGAGGCGCTTGATTAATATTTGATGTCATTATCTTAACTAAATCATTCGTTTTTAGTAATTCGGTCATCGCGTTATTGTCTTTTCTTGCCTGTTCGAGTAAATGCTGCATTAGTTCAAAACAGGATATGTGCCCATCATCGATATTATCAATCAGGCCTTGGACATCGTATCCAAAATCAAGCAGATAAATAAGATCGCTTTTTGATATATCGCTTCTTCCAAGGAATTGTATTAGCGGGTCCTGCTCTTCCATAAGGTAATATTTAAGATTGATGAATTATGACAATTACAAAAATATCAAAATATTTTTTGTTCATATAGCAATTATTCCCTTATACTTTAATGAGTAACAAAACAATCATTAAAATGACTATAAAGGAAAAGGTTCTGCAGGCTCTTAAAACAAAGTATAAAAACTTTGGGTTAACCGATAAGACACTTGAAGCAATGGCTGAAACTCTGGCCGCTCAGTTAAAAGAAGAATCCGAGCAATCAGAAATTGATGACAAAGTTAACGGTGCCGAAAATTTTCTAAAAGCATTTCAAAGTGAGGCTGATAAA